CATGGTTTGTTTGTTTGTGATTAGTTAGAAACTAAGAGGAGGGGCAGGAGTCGGAACGAAAGGATGCTCCGCAGAACCGTCCCAGATACCCCAATAAGGTTCGTTCTTACTGAACCCAGATGCCAGGGTGACGTTCACCTTCATCGCGTCTTCAAGAGGTTGCTCCTGCGTGAAATCGAGGATCGAGAACTCAGCCCGAAAATAGTGTACCGGGGCATTTGTCGTTCCTTCTTCCCCATCACCATCTGCAAATGCCATGTCGGTAAGAGACCGTTTGGCGAAAGCCTGATTGAGAATATCGAACAGGTCATCTCCCGGCGAGTACATCATCGTAAAGTCGATGGACCCTTCAGCCAGCGTACCGACCTGCTTTCGATACGTACTGCCACGAGTCGATACATCCGCAGCCGCAAGACTCTGATTGATCGTAACGTCCTGAACATTGTTGGCTGGGGACCATGTAGGGCTAGCGTAATCTTCTGAGGTGTTGTAATAGGTCACAGCGTTCAAACCCAGAACTGCTTGACCGGGGACTGGAGCGGGCATTTTTATCTCCTTGTTTAAGGTTTGACTTGGTCTTTCCACATCTTGGCAAACGTCGGGGCGACCCTTTTTAACGCCGGGATCATATACGGCCTTTTCGGGAAATTGGCGGTTCGCACGTTCCCGTGAATCGAAGCAATAGTGCGTCGTTGTCCTGAATACTCGTGGACCTCCGGCACCGTTTTAGGCCGGGCTCCAAAACGATTTAGCAAAATCGGTCCTGTAACGTAACTTCCACCCAACTTTCCTTTTTTACCTGTCGACTGAGCGAACAAAAACTTCTTCAACAGCGGTCGCAACCCGGCGTTCGGTGGGTGACCTGGAGCCGAGGGCTGTCGCCACATATTAACTTTGGGCTCGGTCGCTGGGTCTTCGCCGTGAATGTGCCAAGCTTGTCTCCGCAACCGAAATGTTAACGCGACGTGAGGCGGCATTTCAGCTTCGCTTCGATACACTTTGCCTCTTCGCATCGACCTCTTCGCAGCAACCTTAACAGTGTTTGCTTGACGGCGGATTACTCGCATCTTCGCCGTCCCAACTCGTGTTATCACCTTCCCTGTTTCGTCCATGATGTCGACTTCGAAAAACTTTACTCCGAATTTTTTACGAAATCGAGTAACCATCAGATAAACATTCTGTAAACAATTTGTCCCGATATCTGAACCACATTGCTTTGTCGAAGCTCATCAGAATTCACGTTAGCATTCATCGACGATGATAGCCATTGCGCCAGCGATCCTTCCTTCTCAACCGGAATTCCTTTCCCTTGTTTGTACACGTACTGATCAATGTCTTCATACAAACTAACCACGGCATCGATGTCTGTAATGTCGTGACCGTCGACCGAGTTTATCAGCAAAACCTCGTACGGCAAATCGAAAAATCTTCGTCCTCTTGTTGGTGTCGCATTCGCTGTTGTCGGGATCTCCGCTTCCGAGGATCGAACGTAAACTCTCGGGTTTCGATCCAAATCCGTAAGATCGACCTCCGCAAAATACTGCCGGGTGGCGATTGCGAGATGTGAAGCGTTGATCAGTTCAACGATACCATCTCCGACTTGAGCTATGAAGCTTTTAGCCATCACACATGTCCTGTCTCTTTGGTATGGATTCTCCAAGCGATTCGATAGGAATCGGTATATCGCTTTTCAATATCCATAGCCATCGGCATGACCTCCATTCGTACTTCCGTCCCTCCGCTGGAGTCGAAGATTAGATCCCCGATCTCCGGTATAACTGGCCCCGATCCGAAATCGTAATCCACAACCGAGATAATGTAATCCTCGGCCCGTTCGTTAACGATTACTCCCTCCGCCGTTTCTGACATCGACTGGGAGAGTCCTTTGGTCGCAGGTGCAACAAAACTAAGCCCACCACGCCGCACTGTAACTTCGACGGCGCGGTGGGCTATTCGTTTCGCTTCGAGCCATGCGGCCCCTTTTTGGATCAAATCCATCAAGCGTAAATTCCCGTGAATTGTGCCAAAACGGTTTTGTCACCAGCGGTACTTGCTTTCACAGCCGTCCCAAACCCAGTACCAACGACCGCATTGCTGTTCGCATCGATACCGAGAGCAGTGCCTACAGGGAACAGGGCTGCTGGATCAGCTTTGTCCACTTCGTAAATGGCACTGAAATTTGGGATGCTCACCGCACCAAGCTTGCCGGAATCTGTGTCGCTATGGACAATGCCAAGCAGATCCATCCCTAAATTCACAACGGTTCCGGCAGTTTCACCTTGGCTAACACGATCCACCATGGTCGTTTCGCCGCTTCTGTATTTAGCAGACATTTTTTTTGTTTCCTTAAACTAAGGGTTTTCAAAACCCCCGACCTGATTGCTCAGGCCGGGGAGTCAATTTCCTCCATCAGCTGAGCTTCGAAGCTTTCTGTGCCTTCGGAGCTTTTTCAGTCGCGACCCCAGAGTATGCCGTGGGAGTCGACCGTTGCGCCGCCCGATAATCGACCTTGGCGACACCGAAGTCAAAGTAACCTCGGAATACCGTCCCGAGAACTTCGAACGCGGCTTGCTGCGATTCGATCGTCGGTACCGAAACACCGTTCAGGAATCCGACTTCCATCGCAGCGATGTTCATCGGGTCTGCGAACAGATACCAGCGGCTGGCATGGCTGTTCGGCATACCTGCGGAGTTCAAGTAGGGTGTCGGAACTGGGCGATAAGGACCAGCATGCGGATTTCCATCCGGCACGATGTTGCTCAGCTTGCTCTGACCAACAACCTTCTGGTCCGAGTACAGTTGCTGGGCAATCACTGCCTGGCTGCTTGGTACGAGCAGACGATCTGCCGCGAGAACAATCGGTTTCCCGTCCGCATCGGTCTGGTCCATAAACCGTTGGGCAACAACAGTGAGACCGTCGATATCCAAGTCGTTGTTGTTGTCGTTCTTGTGATCAGTAGAAAAGAAATTGTCCGTATTGTCCATCAGGACCGTGAAGACCTTTTCCTCCAGCGTCAGAGCCGCCTGGCGACCGAGCAACGCTCGGATCTGCTCCAGCATACCGAGATCATCGTTGATGATGTCTTGCCGGGTAAACGCGAACCGACGACCGTAGGTGGCCAGTTGGTTTGCGTACATTTCCTCGGAGACTTCCGCAGCTTTGATCTCTCCGTCTTTTCCGACTTCCAGGAAAGTCCCGGCAGCGGTCAGACGATACGAAGTGTGCTGTTTGAAATCATTCATGTTGCGAGTCTTGCAGAACTCGCGCCATGTCGTCGGCACGGCCAAGAACGATTGCAGAGCAGCCTTGTTGGCGACATTGCTGAGGATGCCGGGGAGACTGATCGTCGATGGACCAGAAGCGGCATGAAGAACATGCTGCTCGTAAGCCTTGATCAACTCGTCTCCACCAACGCCCGGATGCACATGCCCGCCCGCTGCGCGGATGCATTCGTGGGTCAGGTACTGCAACCCGATGGTACGAGCTTTCGGAGAGAATGCAGCGTCGAGAATTTTTTCATCGTACTGCGACTCCAAGAACTTGTCGTCACGAATCGTTTGGCGGCAGAGTGATGCTTCCAGCACTTCGGAAGAGGTTTCCTGGGCCGAAGTATGGATGGCGGGCAAGTGCGGGCGGGATGCTCGCATGGCCTCTAGCTCGACTTTCTCGGCGCTCCACTGATTGGACAGAGCGTGAGCCAAAAGACCAACCTTCTCGGTCTTTTCTCCCTCGGAGATCTCGATTTCCGGGTTGTCGAATTTGGCACATATTGTCCGGACCTGTGACACATAACTCTCAGCCGCAGCAGCAGCCTCGATAGCGTTTTTCCGAATCTTTTCCAAATCGAGTTTGGCATTGAGATTGGCCTCTCCAGGTTTCTTCTCACCAGAGGGCTCATTCTTGGGATTCGAGGTTTCATCGAAAATGGATTGCAACGATGCTCTCATCGTATCATCCAAACTATCGGCGTCAAAGCCTTTCGCCTTGAGCCACTTAGAAAACGGGTCCATAGTAGACTCCTTCAAGGATGCGGCGATTCGAGCCGAAGTATCGTCGTCGACGCCTAAGGGGGTGAAAGAAATTTCTTTCAAGATTGATTTACTCGCGACATATGCCGGACCGACATGCTCGCGACCATTAAGATTGACCTTGCGACCTGCCGCAAGATACTGAACTGGTTTCGGGAAAAATAGCCCGACACTCGCTTGCCAAGGAAAGCCGTTCAGCGAACTCTGAACGACCTCTTGGGCTTCAGGGGACACACTGGACACTACGCCCTGGATGTCAACCCCAGTACCGCTGATGTTAACAGCCGTGGTGTGTCCGACTCTTTTCGATGTATCATGATCGAGCAATGCTGGCCGAGATTTTTTGGAAGCAGACATCCCGGCGAGGTCGACAATCACTGGGTACTTGAAATTGCCAACCCGAAGAGACCCACCATTGTATGCACGGATATCAAAAGTAGGGAGCTTCGCCGGGATGTCGCCATCGGCCTGTACGCCTGCCTGCAAAGACACTTCGGAAACATTATCCAGCCGGATTTCGCGTGGCAGATTCGGTTTATGTTTCATTGACGTTGGCATTTTATTCTCCGGTCATGACTGGTTCGGGTTGTGTACCAGGAACTGGAAGCCCGAGCGACTCTCGAGCGATTTGTTGCGTTCGCAACTTTGAATACTGCTTTGCCGGGTCGACGCCCAACGTATTGAACCAAAAGTCCTCATCGCACAACAATCCGGCCTCCCAAAGCGTAACTGCAGCATTCGCTTCCTTCTCAGGATCGACGTGAGGCATTCCATCCCAGTACCAGGTCGGTTTCAAGCCCATTTGAGTGATGCCCGCAGGCAAATACCCCGGCAAAACCAACGCTTCGTCGTACCATTTGGCGAAAATTCGGTTCAGAATCTTCTTCTCAATACCTGCCCTTTCAACAACAATCGACCTCTCGAACATCTGATGGTCGAGTCTGCCGGATGCATAATTGAAATTTTCGCTGTTCGCAGAGGCAATGTTCAACGGCATCGAGAGACATCGAGCAATTTCGCTCAGAATTCCCCGTCGAAAACTGTCAAATGTCGTTGCCGGATGCTCGGGATTGATCTGCTCCATTTTCCATCCGGCAGGCATCACCGGAAAAGACCCTCTTACCAGGTTGAAAACGTCGTTCTCCGGATAGTCAATGTCTTCAGCAGCCAATGCTGCCGAATCAGTGTAGACAACTCCAGCGGCGTTTGCAGCGGCTTCTGCGGCGGTCAGAGTGGCGAGTGTAAACCGGCGAAACTGCGCGAACATCGGCAACGCTGGAGTTATCCAGGGGATGCCTCTCGATTGCCCAGGGCGATCGACCCTAAAGCAATGAATTACTTTGTCAGCTGAAATCCATTCTTGCCAATTCTGCATGGCATAGGATTCCATGCCGAAATACATGTCCCCAGGATGGTATTTCAAAAAGTTGTAAGCAACCGGGTAGCCATTTTCGTCCAGATAAATGCCGTCCACATACTGAGGGGTAGCATTCATCCGGCGTGGATCTTGAATCTGCTCGGCCTCAAACACCCTAAAATCAAGTTGCACTCCGTCAAAAACTCTCGAATCGTTTGTTTCGATCATGAACGATTCGCCGTCGACCGTTGTTGCAGTCAGCAACGTGGACAGTTTCTCCACCAACGAAACCCGTTCAGCCCATTCGTCCCATCGCTGTTGAATCTGTTCGGCTAAAGCGAAACCCTCATCCTCTGAATCGACGTTGCCGAAAGTAACCCTCAGATGCGGCCCGGTCGAAACGAGGTAGTGGGTCCGAGTTAGCATCATGCCCTTGTAATACGAGTTATTCGCATACTCGTACCTAGACCGATCGCGGAGCTTCTGCCGAACCTCTGGAGACAACGACGAATTCACTGACATCGAATCCGCATTCGACCAATGGATTTCATT